TTTTTAAGCGATCGTGGTATGGTTTTTACAATGCCCAACAAAAAAGATATCCCGACTGAGTACATGTCGCGTGAGGAATCTCATTTCCTCAAACGCGAATCTAAGTACCTTGGTGATACTGGCTTGTTGTGTGGTGCCTTGGAAGAAGACTCGATTTTTAAGAGTCTCCATTGTGTTTTAAAATCCAAGGCAGTTACGACTATGGAACAATCAATTGCCAACGTAAACGGTGCCGTGAGAGAATTTTTCTTTCATGGGCCTGAGGTCTACGAATTTCGTAGGCAGCAATTGTTAGTTGTAGCTGAACGCCATAATATTTTACCTTTGTGCCCCGATCTTGTTCTCTCATTTGAGGACAGGCTCCATGCATGGAAGGAAAAATATGTTCCTGGAACGTCCCCCCATTAGTGGGACGGCTTGACCATGTCAATGTCTTGAAACTTGTGACTATCCGGTCGACGATCCGGTATGTGCAAACCTCGTCAATGTATTATTGGTTACCTATATTTTGTAAAGTTTATATTGTTGTATATATTATATTTGCTTGATACATTTAGACAATGCCCTCGTGCATTACCCCTATTTAGGGGAGTACATAGTCTGTACAAATTAATGATATATTCAGTGTGTAAATAAGTGTGTACATATTGTCTTAAATTTCACTTACTATGAATATGAAAATATCTAAAGGGTCGGACACCCATTCTGAACAAAATGTCCACTTTAGTGACCAAACGGCTGATTGGTCATATAACGTACCTAGTCAGCCAGATGATACGTATAAGGTAGCAGATATGCAAGATGCCACTTTGGAGGAGTTTTTCTCACGTCCTGTGAGAATTCATTCATTTGTTTGGTCACCGGGTTCTCCGGTGTTCGAATTTATTGATCCATGGTCTTTATTTTTCCACAATGTGCGTGTCGTGAATCGAATTAATAATTATAACCTACTGCGAGCTATGCTACATATTAAAATAGTATTGAATGGTAATGGATTTTATTATGGGAGGCTTATGTCATCTTATTTACCTCGAGCCACTTCTGTTAGTGGTTCTCCCTTACCCCGCGGTTTAGTACCTCAAGATTTGATTCAAATGTCACAATTGCCTCATGTTTATTTAGACCCTACAACTTCTCAAGGTGGAGAATTGTCTCTTCCTTTTTTCCATCCCAATAATGCTTTGAGCATTCCTGAGAATGACTTTGGCCAAGTTGGTGTGTTGATTTTTAAGGATTTAACCACGTTGGCGCATGCCAATAATGGAACTAATCCTGTAACAATTACTGTGTTTGCGTGGGCTACCGATGTGTCGTTGTCTATTCCGACTTCGACGCGTAACGGTTCTCTTTCGCCACAAATGGGAGATGAATATGGAATGGGTCCAGTTTCTCGTCCCGCTAACACGGTTGCACGAGCTGCTGGTGCCTTATCCAAAATACCTGCCATAGCACCATATGCTAAAGCCACTCAAATGGCTGCTCAAGCTGTTGGAGATGTAGCTTCAATTTTCGGTTATTCCCGTCCAACTCAAGTTACCCAATCAAATACTATTAAACCCGAATTTGTTGGTGTTCTTGCCAACGCTAATGTACCTGATAATGCAACTAAATTAACTTTGGATTGTAAACAAGAAGTGACTGTAGATCCGCGTGTAGTTGGCCTAGGCTCATCTGATGAGTTGTCTATTCTGTCCCTTGCTAAGAGAGAGTCATATTATGGTTCTTTTCTGTGGGCAGATAGTGATAATCCAGATGCAGTTCTTTATGCTAAATATGTGAGTCCTATCACCTTTGATACATTTGGAGTCCCTGGTGCTAAAGATGAAGAGTACCATATGACCCCTGTATGTTTTGCGGCATTACCTTTTAAATATTGGCGAGGCACTCTGCGATTTCGATTTCAAATAGTCGCCTCTGCCTTTCATAAAGGCCGCATTAAAATAGTTTACGATCCAACATTGTTGCAGAGTGCTTCCGTTGGTGAATATAATATTAATTATAGTTATGTTGCTGACCTAGCCAGTGATAGAGATTTTACTCTTGAATTTGGCTGGGGTCAGAAAACTAGTTGGTTACCTATAGTAACGCTACCGAATATGGTTGCGCCTGCTGGACAAGCTGCTATTTTGACTTCCACACCGAGTTCGGTTGGAGCAAATGGCTTGTTTACTGTTGTTGTAGTTAATGAATTGACATCTACTTCAGATCAACCAGCGAGCGTGCATGTAAATATGTTTGTTAGCGCTTGCGATGATTTTGAGGTATGTGTCCCTTCATGTAGTAACATAGCAGATCTGTCATGGTCTCCTGGAGTGATTAATTCCCCCGGTCCGGGATTGCGCCGTTTCGCCCCTCAAATGGGCGATGACGCAGATCCTGTTGATGCTACCACAGAATCCGCTCCTACACAAGGAGATTCATTGGATTTAATGGCTGCAAAGTTACCTATTGATCACACTTTGGATGTCTTTTTTGGCGATCCTGTTACTTCATTTCGACAATGTTTGAAACGTTACCAGTTTTCACGAGCTTGGTTACCTAAATATCCGTATGCGTTTACTTCGGATACTTACATACTCATGAGATATCGTCTTCCAGATGTACCACTGTTTCAGGGCGCCGTTAACGGCGCTATAGACTCAGCGTATGCTGATACAGGCGATCAAGTTCCATGGAATTTTGTAAAATTTACATTGTTGAATTATCTATTACCAGCATATGCAGGCCGCCGTGGTGGCTTACGTTGGAAATATCACATCACTGGTGTTGAAAATGCTCCCTCATCTCTGAGCATTACAAAAAGCGGAGAAGGCGAAGGCTATGATGAATATACATCTATTGTTGTAGATCCGGCTGCTGATCCGTCACAACCCGATTTACGCGCTAAAGTTGCGAATGACTTCTTCCCACATACGTGGTGTGCTACTCATGTTACTGACGTGAGGAATAACCCCGTAATTGAGGCTGAATTGCCTTATTACGTATCCCGTCGTTTTATCGATTGCCGTGACACGAATGTTACGTCGACCGGTCATTTTTCGACATCCTACCATTATTTGCATGCACATATTAAGCTTGCATATAATGATGACGCTATCATACATAGTTATGTATCCACTGCTGAAGATTTTAACCTTTATTTCTTCTGTGGTGTACCACCC